CCCATTCATCTTGTTTAATGGATACAGTAGCGGATACGTTGTTTGTATTTGCTCCTTTACGATGACCTTTCTTAACCCATTGTGTATTAAATTTCTTAACACGCTCAAGCATATCCATTACGTTCTCTGTTCTTAAGATAGAACCTGGAGGTGCTTGTTGTGGTACTGAAATTACAGCTTGAATTGTTGGTTTAAAGAAATCATCTTCTACTAATTCAGGATGATTAGTTGCAAGATAAGAATAAATTGCTTCGTTTTTACCTACTCTAATTCTACGAATGTAGTAATCATTATGCCAAGCATGAATACCAGATGCAGTTCCTAATACTAATGAACTAGTACCACTTGGTTTAACTGTAGTTACACGAGCTGCTTTATTAACGCCTATTAATTCAGCAACACGAGCATTTTCTTCTTTAGCTAAATCAGCTGCTTTCTTTAAATCATAATTTAAAATAACTCCAGAACCAATACCTGTCATTCCAACACCTAGTAAAGCATCTTTTTCAGTTGTTTTTTGCCATACTTCTCTTAAGTAATGAAAATCAGTGTATGCTGCTTGTAGTGTACCTATGAAAGCACCTACACGTACTCTTTCATTTAAATCTTCTTGTGATTCAATGTTTGAAACATTTACCTCACATAAGTTACAGAATTGAAAAGGACGTAAAGCAATTTCACAACATGGATTTGTTCCCCAATCTTTGTCATTGCTAAAATAAATACCGGGTTCACCACTGCCGCTTAATTCAATTTTTTTCCATAGTTTGAAGAATTCTTCTTCAGTGATCTTGTGACGTAACACAACGGCAGAATTGTTAGCACGACCACGTTGTGGATTTTCTTCCCACCAATTACCAAACTTACAAGTCAACATATCTTCATCATCTAAATCAAATAATGAAATTAACGCTGCTCTTCTAATACCACCTGACAATACAGCATCTGCTATATGACAAGCCATATCATGAACTTCTACTGAAGTCATTTTGTCTCCACTCTTCTTACGTTCAAATATTTTCTGGAGATTGAATAAGCATTCTTTAAGCGGTTCCGGACCAGGTGCTTTTCCACCTACAGTAATTAATTGAGCTCCTTTAGGACGAATATCTCTAAAATCAAATAATGGTAAAGGACCACCATTAAAGTAAGCTTTACAAAGCATTCTAACAGCATCAGCCCATCCTTCAATACTATCACCTACTAAATATCTTTTATGTTTAGTTGGTACTTTAATTTCTGGTAGTTGTTCTACATGATGTGTTTGTACACTATATCCTACTCCACAACCTGATAAAAGTAAAAACATTATTTCACTAAATGCTCTCCAATCATCTAAAGGAAGAAAAGAGCAATTAAATATACGGGAATTATTAAGTTCAATAGGTTTACCTGCAAATTGTAAACTGCGCATTGAAGGTAATACTTTCTTATCGTAAACCAACTTATAGGCACTTTCAATTTCATCTTTTAATTGAGGAAATTTCGTTTGATGCATTTCCTTATTTCGAGTTACTAACTCTTCCCATGTCTCTCTTCTTTTTTTCTCGGGTACATACTTAGCGTACTTCATGTAAGTAGTTATCTCGCTAAGTATACTTTGCGTTACATCCATTTCTAATCTAATTTTTAAATAAGTGATTTAATAGTATTACTATATGTTGTTTTTGGGTTAATACCCACATAACGTTGAGCTAATTGCCCATCTTTTTCAATTATTACTGTTGGAACAGAAGTAATCATATATTGTTGAACAGGATCTGGTGATATATCTACATCGATAGTTTCAAATGAAACGTTTGGATATTCTGATTGTAACTGATCAAATAACGGGGCTAATTGGCGGCAGGGACCACACCAACTCGCTGTGAAGCGCTTTACCTTTACCATAATTTTAATTGTTGTATTTATAAATATAGTATATACTTTAATTAACCTTCAAGCTTAAAAAATTTCTTTTGAAGTAGTTGTCTTTCTTCAACATCTACACTTGAGAAATTATTTGTCGGTTTATTGCTAGTATTATTTGTTTCAATATCATCATCATCAACTGGACTTTGATCTATATCAATATATCCATTTGATGTGTTTATCCTAGATCTAAAAGTCATTCCATCAGCTCCATATCTATTCTTCATTATATGCCAATTTCCAGTTCCTTCTATTTTATCTTTGCGTTTACGAGCTAAAGATAATATAATATCTCCAATCATAATTTTTTCGTATGATCCAGCTGCATTATCACCTTCAATAATATCTGATTTAGCAGCGCCTCTATTTGCTTGTGATGGAGATATTAAAGGAATACCTCTTTCTTTAGCAAATGCTTTAGCAGCAACGTAAACATCATCAATTTCTTCTTTACGATCTTTTCTAGAACGTGTACGCATATAGTCTAGGTAATCTATAATAACCATATCCGGTTTAAAATCATTTTGATGCTCAAGCTGCTGCAAATGTGCTTCTATCACATCAAATGATGCTCTTTTAGGTGGATATTCTTTAATAATTACTTTGCCTTTAACTTTACCCACTACTTCGTCTACTTCTTTACGATGTAAATGTAATTTATCAACATCAATACCAGAAAATACAGCATCGTAACGTTTACCTACATATCCTTCACCTAATTCAAGCGAATAATGTACTACATTATATCCTAATGCAGCAGCATAGGCTCCCATTGCTGTAACAGCCCATGATTTACCACCGCCTGGATTACCAAACATTAGTACTAAATCACCTTTACCATACCCACCTTGTGTCATTTCATTAAATACAGGCCAAGGAAATGGTATACATCTACGATCATCTTCACGATATCTAGCTTCAATATCTAAATTATAATCTAATCCTACAGTTTTTTCTTCACCTGCTGTTACGGCTTTACTAATTAATTGAAGAATACTATCAAAGTCATTCATTTCAAGTAATTGAACTGAACTTAAAATTGCTTTTTTAACTTGTTGATTACGACAAAATGAGCTAAACTCAGCTTCAACCCATTCAATATCACTTTGATCAGATAATTTATATGCTTCTTTTAATGCTTCTACAATTGATATTCTTAATACTTCATTTTCAATCTTTTTTACTTCAATAGACATTGTTTCTACTGTAGGTGTAGTATGGTATTCTGAAAAGTATTATTGGATATATTCTACAATCCACTTATGAGCTGATGATTCAAAATATTCTGAGTCAAGAGAATCAACAATATTAAGTAAAAATTGTCTTTGTGTTAGTAAAGCTCCTAATACTTTTACTTGAAATACAGGTCCGTACTGATTTAATTTTCCTAATGTTGTCATAACTTAAATTTATTTAAAAGAATTTGGATAACCAAACAATTGAGTTAACCATGATTGTGTATTAGGAATACTTTCTCCTAGTTTATCATTATGATATAACTGTAAGAATATCGGTATATTTAATTCATATGAATTATTAAATGCGTCTTTAACTAATTGTTTATTCTCTTGTGATAAAAAACTACCATCCAAAGACATCAGCTGGTTATTAATTAGTAGTTGATGTCTTCTTTCTACAACGGCTAAATATAATTTATTTTCATCTACTTTATCTGCTGATGAACTAATAATTTCATCTAATTCTATTTTAGTATTACTTACTAACTCAGGAAATAATTTAATTAATTTTTTAGGTCCTAAACCAGTAATACCAGGAATATTATCTGATTGATCTCCCATTAGTATTTTATAATTAAGGAAATTATTACTACTAACACCAAATTCTTCTAACACATCTTTAGGTGTGTATATTTTCTTTTTAGTAGGAGAATAACAATGAGTTTTATCACTTACTAATTGTAAGAAATCCTTATCAGCAGACATAATAATTACTCTAGCTGTTTCTTCATGTTTTTGGAATTTATTAGCTAAATATCCAATAATATCATCTGCTTCTAAACCATCAATACTAATAACTGTAACAGGTAAACATTGTAAATACTGAATTAATCGTGATATTTGATTATTAATACTTTCCTGTTCTTCATCTTTAGATGAAAATATAGAGTAATTAGTCATACGACTAGTATTACGATTTGCCTTATAAGCCGGAAATAGATTTCTTCTAGCACTTGAACCTCCAACACCGTCAAACACAATAACTACTTTAGTAGGATCAGCCATTCTAATAGCATAACCTACAGATTTAAGGAATCCTGTAAGACCTCCAATATGATGACCATCAGGATTCATATGGTTAATCATAGTAAACGACCTCAAAAATGTATTGAGGCCGTCTATGATTAAAATCGAACTTAGTTCTTTGCGAATATCTGGTT